ATTGAATGTATCCCAAGTAGATGTATCGAACACTGTTTGCGCACTTTTTAAGGCAAACAGTATGTGAATATAATCACCCGAAATTGATGAGTCTTTTATATAAAGATCAAAATGCCAAGCACCATTTACATTACGGGCACCGAATGTTGCCCTATATATGCTTAGCACATCTTCGGGTCTGCTAAAATTAGGTCTACTAACCGAAGTAAAAGGGTTAGAATACACCATTCTTGGGTCGACCACATAGCCAGAAGTTGAGCCCTCCCAGTAGAATGCTTGATTATAAGCGTCTAAATAGTTACCTATTTCAGAAGGAGCCGAGTTATCTAAGACCCAAAGAGGTGAGTCTATTATCGTTTGACTGTCAACCCGCGTACTTAAGTCTGTGTAATCGGTTTGATAGATCTTCCCTTTTGGTAGTTTAGCCATGGTTAAGCTACCCTAACCTTTTTAATCTTTTTCAACCACCGCTTGTAATTCGGGAGCACGATCCGTTTTTTCAACCTTAGGTTTACTTTTCTTTTTAGAAGCTGGTTTTTCTTTTACAAAGTGATGGTCGGTTTCTGACTCTTTTTTCTCGTCCATAAGAACTGAAAAGAACATACGCTTGTACAGCCTGCCCTGCGTTCTGAATATATCGTCAGCCTCACGCTGATCTTTAGGTTCATAAGCATAGTGTCTACATTCTTTGTCCCATTCAAAGACATACTGTAAACGACTCATACCTTTTACTCTGATAACGGGGGTTGTTCCCATTTGATCTCTTTTTCCGATAATTATTATTTTCATGATTGTATGTAAAAAAACCTCTCCCCCGCTACGCAGAGGAGAGGCTGTTGTTAGGATTGGAATATGGTGGATATTCTCAAAAGATTAATACTTAAATCCTGGGATCTGACGAACTGCTTCAACAAGCTGAACACCTGGGATTCTTCCGTTAGTGTCCAAGTAAGCTGCCATTCCATAAACGGATTGAATACCAACAGAATTGAGGTGTGCCTCGTTTCCTGAATTGGAGTAATCGTCATAATGGAAAATCTGTTCGTTAAATACACTACCTTTTGCGTAGTATAGTGCACTTTTACCCATCGCTAATGCATATCCGATTGGAGTTCCAGCAGCATTACACTGATAGATCATTGAACCAGCGGCGAACGCTGTTCCGTCGGCAACCTGACTTCCGCCTTGACCAACGCTTATATCAGTATAAGCGAGAGTCTTAAGAGAAGCTCCGTCGTTAGATCCATAACCGAAGCATGAGTAAGATCCATCAGGTGCTACGATAAGGAAGTACCCAGGTGAGGATACAGTGTAATTTAATCCGCCTGCGCCAGGAATTCTAGCATCAAAACCGAGGAAGTTAGCGAATGTATCACCACCGAGAGTCAAATCTCCACCGTTAGTTGGAGAAAACTGCGAGGTTGTCAAAGCTGTTGGAAGCAAAGGAGAACCTTGGCGTCCGTCGGCTGTGTCAATCAACACATTATGGTTAGCAATTACATTGCCGTCCCACATTGCGTAATTACCACTGTACAACTTGTTAGAACTGCTACGCTCGTCAGCAGAAAGAATGGCTTCGAGGTAATCAGGATCTGAACGAAGAGGGCGTAAGCAAGCGTCAGGTGCGAAGAACAAATAACCGGGGATTTCCGTTTTGTCATCACCACCAACATTCATTGGCTCACCACCTTGGGCGATCAATGCTTGTTTAGCTTCCTGAATAATATCAGTGCTTAAACCTTCAGTGTATAGAAGATCGGCTCCTGCTCCGTAACCCGAAATAAGGTTAGAAGTGTTTGCGTTTAAGCAAGTGTCACGAAGACACATTTGGATATGATCCTGCTCAGTGCGGCCTGCCCATTCGGACATAACTTCTGCGGAAAGCTGGTCAATAGTTTTACCAGTAAAACGCATAAGTTTGATAACTTGTGTCCAAGCTACAGCGTGACGGATAAGATCGACTTCAACATTGAAAGTTCCAAATTTGAGCTTTCCGGTTGAGTTCTTAAGGATTTCTTCCCCACGAACACCTTGTCCTCTGATTGGTGCAACAGTAGTGAAAGTCACTTTGTCAGAACCACCAGCGGAAAGGTCGCGTTTTTCAACGACGGGAGATCCAGATCCTTCGGATCCGATGAATTTAGAGAATACATTTTTCTCACGAGCATCACGAGTTACGAGCTCAGACCAAAGTCTTGTACGCAAATCGGAATCAGCTGCTCCAATTGTATTAGCATGTGAAGTTAAAGTAGTAGTGAGGTCGACACCTGCGGTGCCGAATCCAGTAGTACTTGTTGGGAATGATTTAGAAGCCATTTTTAATAATTATTTAATAGGTTAACGGAGGAACTTTCTATTGTCATCGTGTCCTAGAAGCTGATAAAGCTGTTCGTTGGACATTTGACCGATGTTGTTAGAAACATACTCCGGTGTTAATTGAGTGTTTGCGGGTTGCGCAGTTTGGCCAGTCGTCAATACTTTAGCTTGATTACCCATTTGAGGGGCTACTTGCCTTGGTATTTCGGGAGCTGGATTTGTGGTATTTTGCTGCATTGGGGCTTGGTAGCCTTTTCTAGCAGCAAAGTCGTGTGCCAACATTTCCGGCCACCTTGGTGACTGAAAAACCGCTTCGTAGTCTGCATCGCTTTGAGCTTGGGCTACAAAATCATCGAACTCTTTTCTGTAGACAGTATTTTTGTCTGACAGATCGGGGTAAGATTCAAATGCACGATCCCTACTCTCTTGAGCTTTACTACGCTGATTTGAACTGTGTGCCTCCTGAGCTTTCTCCTCTTGGCGTTCTTTTCTGAAGTTTAAATCTCTAACTTCTAACTCTTTTTTCATGATCTCTCTTTGCAGTTGCAAAGCTTTGACCGTGTCTAAATCGTCAGCAGCTTGAGTAACTTCCGCCTCAAGTTCAGCTATTTCAGCATTAAGTGTCTCCGCCAACCCAGTAAACGAATTTGAAATTGGTTGCTCAGTTTGTTGAGCGGGTTGCGGGTTTGGTTGATTCGGGACAACGGTTTGGCCGTAAATAATTCTAGACGCATCTGCAAATGTACCGCTAAATCCTTCTGATCTATAAAGATCTATGACTTGTTGGTCTAATTCGCTTTTAGGTCTAATCCTTCTTTTGGCCAGCCTATCCTCTTCAGTTTCCTCGGAAACTACAGTTTCTTCGGTCGCTTCGGATTCTTCCGCTACAGGTTCTTCTTGAACGGTTGCCTCTTCTTGGGGTTGCCCCTCAGGTTCAGCTTGCTCAGTCTGTTCTGTAGCCTCATAAGGCTGCTGCGTTGATATTGCTTGTCGAAGGTCGTCAGTAGACACATCCGCAAGATTTAATTCCGTTTGTTGAGGGGAATCAACCACCTCGGTATCGTTATCCATTCCCGTACAATACTAATGTTATACGGGTCTGAAAACCGGTTGTATTAGTATCCGTACTGTCCTCGTTTACCAGGCTTACCCTCAAGTGCGCATTTCTTTTTTTCCATACACGCTTTAGGTGATTTACATTTACCCGACTGTACGCAACTGCGTACGCTGTTAGTTTTCTTTTTATTTTTCTTCATTTTTATAAAATCTATAAAGTTTCCATAACATATACCCGCATGTTAAAACGCCGGCTATTAGTCCTACTAAATCGTTCCACTGGCCGAGCGTAAAAGAAAGCCCAGTACCGATCATTCCTATTATTGGTGTGCTGTCTGTCATGATACCGTATCTAGTAATATGTAGGCTGTTGCCAACACTACTGCTGCGAAAATTAGTTTTCCTTTGCATGATAATGTTCCGTAGTATTCTTTGAGTAATTTAAAGTTTTTCATGGTCGCTGGGTCTTGGCGGCGGTCTTACCGGGAAAGGCGCTCTAGTTACACATTTCTGCACTTCTTTTTGGGCACTTCTTCTGGCAAGTAGTATTGGAATACAAAGATACGCGAGCAGAACTGACCCCGCTACCGTTAGTATATTTTTTATACTCCCCGTAAACTCTTGAAAGCCTGACGCTTGAGATTCTAAGCCCTTTTCAACAAGTTTTGAAACATCACCGTGTGTCAAGGCATCGACTGTCTCCTTAAGATCTTCATTCTCAGACATCATCTGAGCAGTCTTCCCACCCGCATAACCAATGCCGGCACCAATTCCACCTCCCGCCGGCCCTAAAATTGAGCCCGACGCCCCTCCCGCAACAGCACCCGCGGCGGGATACCATTGGGAAACTGTGCAACTCTGAGTCAGTAAAACCATAGCCACTATTAGCAGTATGTCTAAAAGTAAAGCTATGTCTCCTCTACTCATAATAGTGCGGGTATTATTTTTGTATTTTTATCTATTGAATTCACCTTGGCGTTGTTATTCAAAACGAACTCTACCATTGGCTGAACATTCGTAGTTAAAGCACCTGAATCCATAGATATTGGTTTGTCACCGTTTTCTGCATATAGAACGGACGCATAGTCGTCTCGATATAATCTGCCATCCATCACTACGACTGCGTTACTACCTATGTTCTGAATCTTTATATCGGCATTAGCTGTGACCACTTCGTAGTTTGCATTATCAATAGCTCGTATACCATTAAACCATTTATCAACACCATCCACTGTCGTTGTTGAATACACAAAGAATGCATACATTTCTTTAACGCTTGCTGTGCCATCCGCATCCGATACATCTACTCCCATTGGGTTGTTGTAGTCTGCGGTTAATGTTGATACTTGACTTCCGTCTATGGCATTAGAGTTGTATACGGTGTCCGCTTGTTGGGAATCTGCAAAAGTTATACCAATTTCGTTTATAACACCAAAACTTTCTACTGGAAGAAATGCTTCTGCTCCTGCCGTACAAGTTGCTCTTAATCTTAATGTATCTCCATCATCAACATTAACATTTGCCGAAAGGTCTAAGACCAATTTATATCCATTTGTTGTTAAAATTTGTGTATCAAGCTCTACACTTTTGCTAACATTGTAAATCTGCACCCTCGTTCCAGATAAGATATTCGGTGCTGATACGAGTGACCCGTCTACTATTAAAAACTCTGCTTCGTAATTTGCATCAGTTGTGACATCCAATCCAAAATAATTTACATAATCATCATAAGTTGTCCCTGTGTTTTTTGAGAAACTTATTTTATATTGTATCGTGTCTGCATCCCCATCAGTAAGTGCAGAATAAGCAGTTGCTAAAGCAGTATTATCTGCCGAAAGCCCAGTCCCACTCGTGTCAGTTATTTCGTAAGCACTAGAGTATGTCCCTCCAATTTTTCTCAACTGTACTGTGTAAGTAAAATCTCCAAAATCACTAAACACAAATCCATTAACTCCGGTCACTCCCTTGTATGCCCGTGACTCAAAACTTCCACCACCATTGATGTTTTTTATGTGGAGTTTGTTATTTGCAGAGTATTTATAATCTGAGTCAGCGTAAGTTCTGTCTGTTGTGTTTGCGTTGGGTCTTGAAAAGCATCCTGCAATCCTAGCCTGTGTCTTGTTTGTATTTGTGTATAACAAACCGGTTGATGCGTTAGTCATGGACTGAACGGCAAGTCCACATCTAAGGTCAAGATCATTGCTACGAATAAGCATACGCTCAACCTCTCCATCTGTTGGTAACAAAGTCCCTGCGGAAATGTTATGAGCATTTTGATTAGTAAAGTTTTTAAACTCACCATTAGATGTCTCACCATCTCCGTTTACATCAACATTAAAGTTAGTTGAGACATTCCATTTGTTAGCTCTAGTTCCAACTCCTCTGTCCCAAAGCCCATAACTTATAGCAGTGCCATCAACATTGAAGTCGTTGAATGTGTTTCCGCTAGTCCCTGTCTCACAATAAACTATAGAACTACCACCAGAACCAACTGGAATCTGATTATAATCATCAAATAGATTATCAAATCCTCTGCAATACACATGATTAATTTGTTTATGAGATTGAGTAGTGTAGAATTTAATAGAATGGTAAACCCCTCTGATAATTGCACGATTTGAGTCTATTCTGAAGCGACATGTACTTGCTATTGTAATGTCATAAACTCTAGAGGTTTGCCCTCCTAAAAGAAATGAGTTGTGATTTAGATGTCCAGCAGAAGCAGGCTCCCTGTTAATAAAGGCAACTTTTTCAGCTTCTACTTTACTTGCCCCGTTAGTATCCATAACACGATTATTCCTGCTTGAGAATACGCAATTCTTTAAAATAATGGTTTCTGCCATTCCATAAAAATCCCAATAAGACTGTGCCTTGCTACCAACATTTAAGAAATTGTAACTACCTACTTGCCTTCTATTGTTCATAAAAGTTGTACTTGTCTGAACAATTCCTACAGTATTAAAAACTTGTGTCTTTTTAGAATAGCCACCTACTTGGGTATCAAGCTCCAAGGCACAATTCGTAGCGTTTATTTGACCTACGCAAGTCAAGGTGGTGATACCGCTGATTTGCACATTGGGTATCCAAATTTTAACACCATTTGCAGGTGCTTCTAAAAACTCAATTTGATTGCTAGTTGTGTCATGCATGAAGAAATTTTTCAGACTTGCATGAGATTCAATATTAGTGAATTGGTCAATTTCTCCATAAGTGACCTTGTATTCTGTCCCGTTCCTAAATGTATCAGTACCCACCCAAACCGCACCAAGGTTGGTGTACTGATTACTTCCATCTGTAGGTAGCGTGAATGTTGTAGTTGTACCATTTCCAGTTGCTAATTCAATTAACCCACCATTTACATCCAATTCACCATTTTCAGAAATATCAAAATCTCCACCAAGTCCTACAAAGATTGGGTTAGTTGTACTTGTGTTCTCAACTAAAACTTTACCTCCTCCTCCACTAAATGTGAGACTTGAAATTGTTGCCGTTGTTGAATTTATTGTAAGAGTCGCGAAGTCGCTAACTACCAAAGTGTTGTTAGCAGTATGCCCACTAGAAGAATAAGTGGTATCGGATGTAATGTTCATGCGTAATCCTTTGTGATTGATGAGACATTACCATCTCCATCATAGGTTAAAGTCTTCGTGAGCGTAGTAACATCAGAACCGTCTTTTTCTACTACGCTAGTTAGATTACCACTTGTGTATGAAAATGTTTTGGAGGATAGTTTTGTTAATTTAGAACTATTGGACCAAAAAGTTAGTCCACTTAATAAACCATTTGTAAAAGTAGTTTCTGAATAGCTATCCGTAGGTGAGCCATTGCTTTGACCGATCTTAGCATCAAGAGCTTTTAACTCTTGACCGACCTTAGTACCAATCTGTTCAAGAATCGAAGCCACATCTTACACAGTCTTACCAAGGGAAACACCCGCTGCGAACTCAGAGAAATCACCTATATCTATTCCATTTATAGTAAGGCTTGTCCCACTTGAAACTGCAACAATTCCGCTTGCGTTGACATCCTTAACTTTAATATCAGCGTCCGACGACCCAAGACCAAATTTAAACATGGACTGACCTGTGTTGTCATCCCATATGATAGTAGCTTTATCCTCTACACCACCTACATGGTTGAAACCGATTATCCGTCTTACGCTAGAACCTGCACCTATCTGTTCAAAAGTATCAATAGAGAGGAGGTTACCTTTGGTATCAAAATCGAAAACCAAAGTTGCCCCTGATGAGTTAGTTATATAATTCTCACCCGCCTGGAGTTTACCGATATGAGAGTCTACTTCACTTCCTGTTGGTTGAGTATTAACGACATTAAATGTAACAGTATCAGTGCTCGGATCGTTCCCATCCTGTAGCCAACTTATAGTATGAAGGAAGCCACCACTAGGTGTTGCATTAAAGTTAGCAATACCATTACCCAAAGTTTCAGTAACTGACGCGGGGGATTCTCCTCGGTTAATCTGAATACCGCCTGTCTGTGCGGATTCAGACCCGTCGGATTTTAAATTAACCTCGATGATGTTATCCTCAACGACAACGGTCTGTGTATTTAAAGTTGTAGTCGTACCTGTAACTGTTAAATCACCAATCTCGGCTCTTGTTGCGGCAAGATCTGTAAATACATTAATCCCCGTTTTATAATTATTTAATGAAACTTTGGTAACATAATCCTGACCTGAGGAATTGCCCAAGCTTATAATAGCGTTACCTAAGCTTACAATAGCACTTGAGTTAATAGAGACTTGTCCGTCCGTATTACCTAAAGAAACCTGAGTAGCATATGTGCTGTCGCTTGTGGTTCTAAAGCCTTTAAGCTCTTCCCCGACTTTTTTACCGATTTTACCTAAAATATTTGTTGGGTCTGCCATAGTAGTTATTATTTAAACAGTTCGTAGTTAAGAATGAAATCGGTTTCATTTCCGTATTCTTCACGGATTGAACTGACTTCTTCTGAGTTCATATAAGAAAGTTTGCTCCACTCGTTGAAGCCGTCGCCTAATTTAATTTTATGATTCGTAATGTCCATACACAACTCACCCTGGTGTGGGACAGGGTCGTTTTCGAGCCACCGAGCCTCGGTATCGCGACGAATTCTTAAAGATACACTCATTAGTCATCGCACGGCTGGCTTCCGGAGTCACCACCGTCCAATACATAACAAGTGGTTGTAGTTGAATTTTCGGAAAACTCCGTTTTTTGCGGATAAGAGCTAAGTAACCGGTCTATATAAGATTTAACCGGTTCAGTAGCGGGTGTGTTTGGATTTATAACGGGAGCGGGTGGTCCTGTTAATACTTTAATCGGGTTAGGCATTATACTGGGTTAACTTTTGTGAAAAGGTTATTACTAGTCTTTACCGGTACTACTTTAGTAAACAAAGGGTTACTTACCTTTACGGGGTTAGGTTTATTCACAGGTTTAGTAACCGGGGTGGGACTCGTAACTTTAGCTGAAACTATAGATGTGGTTTTTTCGTTATTCACGCTTTTTTAATCTTAAACATTTCGGGGTTATGTTTTTTGAGATTCTTCGATTCTATTTTGATGACTGTTTCCGCGAGAGCCATTGGCGATAAGTTTTCCAACGCATTAACGACGGCCTTGAAAGCAATTGTTTCCTCGGGACTTGTTTCGCGGTCAAGCATCCTGGAGAGGTATCTACCTCTTTCGGTCTGAAACCGTTTTTCAAGATGCCCAAAAGCCTCATCCGTTGTAAGCCTTTTAACATCGGAAAGTTTATCAAATAGAACGATGTCGCTCATTAACCTACGGATTGTGCTCTATTGGTCTTAGAAATAACGCCTGTAAGTGTTGAGTAAGCTTTCCCGAGTGGGTGGATGTAGCTTCCAAAGTTAGCTCCGAGCTGACGCTTGACTACTTCTAGGTTAGCTCCTTTAAATCGGTTTAAACCTAACTTTTTCAAAGAAAGCCTAGCGTTTCCGTCCGGTCTTGTTTTAGCCTTTTGGCTAGTCGGTGTTTTTGAGTGTGTGTATTTGTTTGCCATGATAATTATCCTGTCTGTTGTTGATATTGGTTTTCGCCCTGGGGATTGCTGTTACCCATTCCCTGTATTTGAGCGTCGATTTGATTGTTTGCTTGAGGTACTTCGCCACCCCCACCACCTTGTGAGTCGGCCATAAGTTTCATTATCTCAGCCTCACTTTTAGGGCTTGGCGGAGCTGCTTCGGGAAGTAACTCATCGATATTTTCAAATCCAAGGGCATCTAAAATTCTTTTGAACATTGGTCGGCTGAACGGTCTAATTTCGGGAGGATGTTCTAAATACCTTTCCTGAACTTGAAGAGCTAGGTTAGCCTTCTCTATCGCCCGTTGACCTTGGTCCTGCGACATTATGACCTTACAGTTCATTTCTAAGTCCGCTATTTTTTCGGGTGTCATTTCGGCAAAAGCTGAAACTTCTCCTTCCATGTACTCATAGATCTCAGCCTCATCCATAGTAGCCATGGAGAGTTTTATGAGCTTAGTTAAATGCTCCTCAAAACCACGAACGATTCTACGCATCCAACGACGACCAATTTTAGAGGCTTCACGAAGAGTTGCTTCTACTCCTGTTGCGGTATTAGCTGGAGACAGAGCTTGGTAGTCTCCCTGAGCCATATTACTAACACCCAACCAAAGCTGAACCATTCCAAAAACAAAATCTATAAGTTCCTGTGTTTTTTGATCCATGTTTGGTAGAGCTGAGAAAGACAGAAAGTCTTCCATACCGTACTGATCTTTTAATTGAAATAGTTTACCAGCATGAAGTTCTACATCCTCGGGCTCATCTTCCACGGCCTGCGGGTTAACACCTATAATAGGATTAGCAGCAAGTTCGTTTCTGTAACTCTCTGAATTAAACTGTTTGTCGATATACTCCTGATACACCCTAATTTTCTCAGGTAAACTCGGCCCCCACCAACGGTTCTGCATTTTACCAATAGCAACCGTTACATAAGGTGGGCGGTTATCAGGTGTTAGTTTTGCGGTGTATTCGTAATAAATAGCTTTTTTAGTTTCCGTGTCTATGAATACACAGAACTCTTGAGGCTCGCCTGTTCCTAAAACATCGCGGCTAATCCAACACTCCACGATAGGAACCATTGGAACTTTCTCTTTATCGAACTTTTTAGAGTCTTTAGATTCCTCGTTCTTTTGTGATTTAGTTCTTGGGTTTGGATCTTTTTTAGCAGTCTCTGCATAATCAGCGTAAGAGAACCAGTCTCTTTCCAAGAATATATCACGACACCAATTTAAGTCTTTGTCGTAAAGTTCGGCAATAAAATCGGCATATTCTAAATGTTCTACACTACTAGGTGCTAAAAACCTGTCTGTATCTACGACCACCGACCTGGGACCTTTGTACTTTATCTGTTGAGTCGGTACACCTTCGGGAAATGATTTAAATTCATGCTTGCCGGGGATGACTGAAAAAGTTGGATCAGCAGCTAAACGGGTCTCCATTTCGCCGGTCTCTGGATTCATTTCGGGGATCATTTCGGTTTCCCCCTCAATCACAGGACCGATGTCTAGAAGTTCTACAAAGGATTGTTCTTCATTGTCATACAATGCATTACGCTCCATGTCGTACCAAGTAGACTTTCTTTCCTCGTAAACTGATTTAAATATAGCGGCTCTTTGCAAAAAGATGTGAAGAAAACTCTCTTCCAATCTTTCTCTAATCCTACCCTTGTCTTCTAATTTCCAATGAAAATACCTGTTAAACTCCTCGGCGGCTTGAGTGTCTGAAACTCCTTGAGGTTTAAACTCAAAATAAGGACTCGTACCGGTGATCTCGTCTTCTGCTCTAGCTAAGAAGTGATCTACGACTAAACTTGTAAGCGGTACGGGTGTGTTGGACTGAGAGTAAATAGAGTCCATATCCGCCCGATCACTCCTGTCATTCTGATAAGTTTTCCAAGCTAACTGGTCACTACTTATACGCTCTCTATTATCTTCGGCGAGATTTTCTACCCTGTCTAAAGCGTACTCTACAAGTTTTTCTTCTTGTTCCTGATTAAGTATTAGATTTGTACTCTTCATGTTATAAATTATTATACATCGATGCCCCGCTGTTTAGCTTTATATAAAACTTTCTTCCAAGCGTCTACCCGTTGCTTTTCGAGCTTTTCTCTTTTTATCTTCTTTTCCGCGGGTGGTATATTAGATTGTTCTAGTTTATCTAACATTCTTTGAAGATCTTTTCTTCGAGATTCAGCTCCGTCGAGTGATGCTTTTATACTAATAAGGTTTTTATTGTTCTTCATACCTTGTTTAGCCTCCTCAACTCTAACACCGTTTTTTAGGTTTCTGACATAAGTATCCGCTTTTAGTACTCTGTCTCTTAAGTTATAGAATCTTTTCGATATAGCGAAGTTGGAATAATCACCCTTAAAGAAACGGCGGGTTACGGGAACCTCATTCCAATTCATATCTATAGGCTCATCATCCATCAGAGAAGCAGTACCCGAAAGTATTCTACTTAAGAATGCTCCAGGCCCACCTGTGTAACCTTCGAATAAATGTTCCAATGCACTTCCTGACATTGCTAAATTAATATCAAAGTCACCTTCGGGTATTTCATCGGTAAACAAACCTTTTAATGTGGCCGGTTTTACCGAATCCCCACCGAAAAAGGAATTCATAGCTCGGGAGATGTCAATAAAAGCCTGCTTTGTTCCTTTTATCTCTCTAAAAGCTGGTGGCTTTTCTACATCAAAATCTCTTTTAGGTTTAGTTAATGGAGCCCCATAAAAGGTTTCGTTATCCTTTACGGCGGCTATCGGAGCAAAGACACCTGGGGTTATACCGCCAGCTAAAGGATTTAATGTGTTATGTACATCATTTACAATCCCCGCACCCTCGTCGATAATATTACCTCCCGCCATAGCGTGAGCAATTCTCTGACCGATAGACCAGAATATATTATACCCCCAAGGAAGAGGGATTGTTAT